TAGTATTTAGTTTGTAATTTAGTATTTATCAATCAGTAAATTAAGTTCATCAAATAGTTCAGAGTATTCTGAGTCATATACATCATCAATTGTATAAGTTACATTGTTGATTGTAATTTCATAGATGTCATTGTCTTCATCTATTTTAAAGGTAATTTCTTTTAACATATTATATTGTTTAAGTTTATATTCAGTTATATTATCCAAATGTATTAGTATTTAGTTTGTAAAAATGAGGCGAGTTTACGCAAAAAGGCAAAAATATTGGGCGGAAATAAACAAATATAAAACCAAGAAACATGAAAACCATAGAAAAATGTTAGGTGGGGCTGGGTAAAACGAAAGCGTTTTTATATACAGACAGGCTACGGCAGTAGTAGGGGCAACACTTTACTCCAATATTTCTAACAAAAAAATAATGTGACAAAAGCTTATTAAGTTATATAATAACAGGCTACTGTCACACTTTTGAATATTAATTTCAATATGTGATACTATCATTATAACTTAATATATATATTATGGCGTTTAAAATGAAGTTTAGTGGGTTTAAATCAAAAGGTGCAATAGCAAGTCAATACGCTCAACAGTTTGTTAGTGGTCTTACTTCGTTGTTAGGAGATAAGATGAAAGCAAAACTTGAAAAAGAAGTTGAAATACAAGAAGAAAATAAAAATATAATGGATAGAATTAGGCAAAATGACGAAGAAATTAAAAACTTTGAGCTTGATACTAAATTTGATCCAAGTAATTTCACATTATTTCAAAAAGATTAGCGTGCCTAAGCAAAAACTATCACCAAAAGCCGCATCGGCTAAGAAAAAAAGAGATTTAGAAGCTGCTAAATCACCTAAACGCAGGCTACGTAAGGCTGAAAATCAAGTAAAGCGCCGTGCTTTGAAGAAAAAAGGCTTTAGTTTAAAAAATAAAGACGTACACCATGACTCTAATGGTGATTTAGTGTTAGTGTCTGTAGCTAAAAACAGAGGTAACTTCGGTAAAGGCACTAAAAGCGAAGGCTAACAAGTAATAATATAAACATCGATTAATAAAAAAAAACATAATTATGGCATTTAAAATGAAAGGGCACACACTGCCTGGAATAAAACAAGACAAAGCTGCGGGTATGAAGATGATGGGTGAGTCTCCTAAGAAAATGGAACACTCTCCTAAAAAAATGGATCATAGTCCTAAGAAAATGGATCATTCTCCTAAAAAAGCTGCTAAACCAGATTTTCCAGACATCGATGGTGATGGAAACACTACAGAGTCAATGAAAAAAGCTGCTGCTGATAAAAAAGGTGGAAACAGCGTTAATAAAATGTACGACAGCGCTAATAAAATGTATGATAGCGCTATGAAAATGTATGACAGTGCTAAGAAGATGTATGGTGCTACTCCTAAAAAAGACATGCATAAAACTCCTAAGAAAGATATGCACAGTCCTAAGAAAGATATGCATAGTGCTAAAAAAGATATGCATAGTGCTAAGAAAATGTACGGAGATAAAAAAAATAAATTAGCTTAATGAGCTTATATAGTTCAAGTCCGTTAAAAAAGAAGAAGACTTCAAAGTCTATAGAGTGGCACGATTCTGATGCACCTGATGCTAAAGGTAGATTCAAATCGTTGTCACCTTCTGCTTTAGCTACTTGGCTTATAAAAACTCGTAATGGTGATTTATCTAAAATTATTAGCAGTTTAAACCAGCAGTATGTTTTTAATAGAGGTAAAAATCCTAGTTATGCCCGTAAAATGAAAACAACTATGAATGTAGTTAGAAAGCGTTTAGGTAAAAAGAAAAAATGAGTAAAGCTTACAGAGGCGTACTAAAAGCTAGGATAGCTAAAATATATGGTGGAGACGTAACTGTAGATAAATGTAAAAAGTTAAAAGCTAGACCTAACGCAACACCTAGAGATAAACAACTATGTAATTGGTTTATAAACATGCAAACAAACAGACCATCAGTAAATAAAAAGAAAGCAGATCCTAAAGTTGGAACTGGTAAAAAACCAAAAGGTAGTGGTAGAAGATTATATACTGATGAAAATCCTAAAGACACTGTTAGTATTAAGTTTGCTACTGTAGCTGATGCTATAAGAACAATAGCTAAAGTTATGAAGATAAACAAGCCTTACGCTCGTAAAATACAAATATTAACTGTATTAGAACAAAGAGCTAGAGTTATGGGTAAAATGGAACAAGCTAGACTCGCTAAACAAGCTAAATTAAAACTTAAAAAACAAAAAGAAAATGCCGTTTAAAATGAAAGGCATGAATAAAATCATGTCAAATACTAAAGGTACTAAAGCATTTAAACATGCTATGAAGGTTAAAGGCAACGGCTTTCGTAACATGGAAGATAATCGTACTAATCAACAAATATATGAGGATAATTTAAAATTAGCTACTAATGATTTTACTGAAACTGACTTGTATAATATATCTCCTGAAGAAAAACAAAAATTAAGCTTAAAAGCATCTGATGAGTTTATAAAAGAAAGAACAGAATATGACAGTTATGAAGAGCTTGTAGAAAAAGAAGGTGAAGACGATGGTAAATATTATAATCTGCAATATAGCAACAATCAATTCTACAAATCAGCTAAAAAAGTAGATATAAACGACTTAACAGATCAGCAAAGAAAAGTTTTAAAAGATAGATTAGGTGAAGGAAGAAATGATGAAGAACTAAATCAAATATATGCTAAAGACGGTAAGCTTTATTTTGACCAAGGATGGGCTATTACTGGTGAGAAACAAGTAAACACTCCAGTAATAATAACAGATATAATAGAAGCTAAACCAGCTAAAGTTATTAGTACTGCAAGAAATCAAGGAACTGGTGAAACAGTAAATATAACAGAAGATAGTGTAAAGTATAGAATAGGAGGATCTAGCAATGAACATACTTTTTCAAAAGATAATCCTTTTTTACCAGAAACAGGTAATAAATTAGATAAAAAACAAGCTAACGAAGCTAGAAAGTGGGAAAGATTAAATAACACAGATAAAAATAGAGTTGTAGATACTATTAACGATAAAATAAACAGATTTGGTGATGAAATATCTACAGCTGAAGCTACAGATAGAGAGATAGGAGAATTTGAGCTTGATTAAAAATTATAAAAAGTAATTATTAACCATTAAATAAAACCAAAATGACGTATTTGTATTACAAAACAAGTTCGTGGACCGGTAATCCACAAGTAAATGAAAAAACTAAAGGCCAATGGGAGCACCTAGCTAATAAAGCTAACTGGCGTATCACCCAATTACCTAACGGTTATTACCAAACAGAAGTAAATCACCCAAGCGACGAAGACAAATGGTCTGATGTTACGCGTAGAGAAACGTTAGAAGGTGCAGAAAAAGCCATTGATGGCTCAATAGAACACTTTTTACGTAAACTAGAGGCTACAAAAGGGCCTAAGGTAGTAAAAACTTTTGAAAAATAAGCAATAATTTAATTTAATTTACTAAAATGGAATACAATCTCCCTAGCGAGATCGTTAAAGATTTAAACTTTGGCGATAACGCAAAACAAAAAGTAATTGCTGGTGTAACTAAACTAGCAAAAGCTGTAAAATCAACTCTCGGTGCATCTGGAAAGTGCGTAATCTATGAAGATGCCCGTGGTAACCCAGTTATAACTAAGGATGGTGTTACAGTAGCACAATCTGTAGTACTATTTGATCCAGTTGAAAACATCGGGGCTACCCTCATTAAAGAAGCTGCAAGCAACACTGTAAAGCAGGCCGGGGACGGTACCACTACGGCTACCGTTCTAGCAGAAGCTTTAATTACATATGTCTATAATTCTATAGGCGATAACACTATTAGAGAATTAAAACAAGGTTTAGAGTCAGGTGTTGACAAAGTTGTTAAATATTTAGACTCTATAACAGTAAATGTTAACGATCACATGTTAGATCATGTAGCTGCTATTAGTTGTAACAACGATAAAGAGCTAGGTGAAATAATATCTAAAGCTTACAAGACTGTAGGTAAAGATGGTGTTGTGCTTATGGAAGAGTCTGAAACAGATGAAACATATGTAGAGACTGTAGATGGCGTGCAGTTTGACTGTGGTTTAACTTCACCTCATTTTGTTACTAACACTGAAAAACAAAAAGCAGAGTTAGAAAACCCACTAGTTTTAGTGTGTACATCTGAAATACCTAACATACGTAAAATACAAGGTATACTAGAGTATGTAATAAAGCAAAACCGAGCTTTACTTATTGTAGCACCAGTAGCACAGCAAGTAAAATCGGCACTTCTAATGAATAAAGTTAAAGGTAACATTAAAGTAAACATTATTGATTTACCAGGCTTTGGTCCTACAAAAAACGATACTTGTGAAGATTTAGCAGTATTAACAGGTGCTAAGCTATTTAATGAAGAACTAGGTGATGATTTAGATGCTATGCAGCCAGAAGATCTTGGTGAAGCAGAGTATGCTGAAACTGATAGTAAGAATACTGTTCTAACTATTGATGATATGCATGTTAAAGCTGAAGGTCGTATAGAAGAAGTTGTAAAGAAAATAGCTGAAGAAAAAAATGGCTTTATTAAAAAGAAGTTAGAAGATCGTTTAGCTATGCTGTCTGGTAGCGTAGGTATTATTAAAGTTGGTGCTGGATCAAAGGTAGAGTTGAAAGAAAAGAAAGATCGCGTTGAAGACGCTATATATGCAACTAAAGCGGCACTGAAAGAAGGCATTGTTCCCGGCGGTGGTATAGCGCTACTTAACGCATCTCAAAAAATTTCAACCGACACAGTCGGTGAAGAGCTATTACTAAAAGCAATAAAGTCACCTTACGAAACTATATTAGAAAATGCTGGTATTGAGTTTGATGTTAAGCTTGAAGAAGGTTGTGGTTTAAACGTAATAACTGGTGAGCCTGTAAGTATGGTTGAGTCAGGTATTATTGATCCTGTACTTGTTACTAAATCAGCGCTAAAAAATGCAGTTAGTGTTGTATCTACTATTATTTCTGCTGATTGTGTAATTTCAAATGTTAGAGTAAATGAAAGCAGTTAATCACTACGTAGTTATAGATAAAATTAAAGAAACTGAAAAAAAAGTAGGTGGACTTATAATGACAGAAGATACTAACAAAGATGTTAGGTATTTTAAAGGTAAGGTTGTTTCTATTGGTAACTTAGTAGAAGTTATAAAAGAAGGTGACGTTGTCTGGTATGATAAAGTAGCTGGTCACGGAATAGAATTTGAAGATAAGTTTTATTTTGTTATTAAAGCAAGTGATATTGTATTAGTAGATTAAACACAAACTATAAACCAAAATCCTTAAACATAAAATCTTAAAACAAATTATTAATTAATCAAAAAAAAATTATGAAAGAAAAAGAAAACTACTTGTATTTTGCAAAAGTAGGCGTAGTAAATGTTGATGCAACAACGTCTTGCATTGTCCCTGCTTCAAGATACTTAGGTTGTAATCCTATTTCAGCTACAACAACTGATTTCAAGTTTCAAGACATCAACACAAATAACACTGCTATAGTTATTAGATTAACTCATAGTAGTGGTAAAAACAAAGATGTAATAGAAAAAATGATGCAATTATTAAACTCTACTGCAAGAGATAATTTTATTGTAGTTGCTGATTCAGAAAAAGACACAGGTTCTATTACTGGTGCTGCTAATAAAGACGTGGTTATACATGCTAATTTTGAAGGATTAGTAACTGAGTGCACATCGATAACATAATATTAACTATTAAAAAAATTAAACAAATGGAAAATTACTTATTTTTTGCAGATGGTGACGGTGTTGACGCTACAGGAGACGCTGGAATGTACGCTGCGTCAAACTTTTTAGGTGCTTCAGCCGCTAATGCAACTACAACTGATTTATTTTTTAAAGGAGCTACGGGTGTAGGTGATGGTGCTGAAAAAGTTACACTAACACACGCAGATGGAACTACAACAACTGGACACGAAGTTAAAAACTTAGGAAAAGCTTTAGCCGCTTTATTAACTGCTAATCCACATGCTACTGGTAAAATAATCAATGTTGTTGATTTAACTAATGGTATTGCAGCTGAAGGTTTTGAAGGTGTAACGGGAGTTGCTATCACTATTGACTCATAATATATAAATTATGCAAGGTGCATATCAACCAAAAAAAATGCTTTACTTCTCTGACGGTTCATCTGGCGTCGACACTACAACCGAAGGATTGTGTGTTGATGCTAGTTTGTTAAAGTCAATAGAACCTATAAGCGCTACGGTTGTTAATATGTATTTTGATAGTTTACAATCACACGTGCAAACAGCTGCTGATGGTACTAAAAATTACGACTATGTAGCTTTAACTATTACTAGTGGTAAGTTTAAAGAAGTTTGCAAAGCTATTACGCAAGCTATAAATTGCGGTCCTTATTCAGACGGGTTTATAGTTATATGTGATAAATTAAACTCATTGTTTGTTCATAGCTACATAACTAATTGTGATATTAAGTATGTAGACACAGACACTGCTGTTTAATGAGATTAACTAGTCACGATTTACGTGAATTACAAATCCTTAAGTACTACAGGCTCGTTAGAAAATGGGCCTGTAAGACTTACGGGTTAAAAGACGCAGATTTAGAGTTACTAATTTATTTAGACTGTAAAAAGCGTTTTACAAGAAATGAATTTATAGACGGTACATACACATATTCTTGGGATAAAGAAAGGTGGGAACGTCTAAGAAAACAAGGCTGGATAGAGGTTTGGAGACATAGAAATCGCACGACGATAAAATATAGCGTATATAAAACTTCGTTTAAGTGCAGCCAATTAATAAGCAGGATATATAGAATACTGCTAGCAGAGGAGGATCTGCCTACTTCAGATAGAAGTATATTCTATAACAACGAATCATATACTGACAAAGTTTACAACAAAGCTATAGACGATATGATTAAAGATAAAGATAGATAATGGCTTTTAAACTAGGTACATCAAAAGGATTGCAAGCTCAAGGCGGAGATATTAAATCTAAATTTAAATTTAAGTCTGGACAAGAGCTTATACCTGGAACAAATGTTTTTAGAAAAAAACTTGATGATGGTGTTTTAGCAGAAGCAAATCTTGATGGATCTATATACATTAGTGAAGATATGGATATAAATGATCCAATGTTGCAACATACATTAGTTCATGAAATGCAACATCAAACAGCTATGAAAATAGGTGTTGAAACTTATGATGATGATGCCGTTTACTACAAAGGCGAAGTTTGGCTTAGAGAAGACGGTTATGTTACAAATCCTCACACTGGTGAGAAATTAATAGAAGGTGATAAATCGCTTCCTTGGGAAGCAAACAAAATTTAAGAATATGGCATTTAAAATGAAAGGTATGGTTTTTAAGCAACAAACAAATGATCGAGTTGAGGTCAAAATGGATGATGCTAAAAGAAGAAATGAATTAAATAAAAAAGCAATCATGGATCGTATGAAAGCATTAGAATTAATTATTAAAAAAAATAAAGAATTAAATATGCCTTATGATCAAGAATTAAAAGAGCTTAGCGAGCTAGAAGATAAATTAATGAACGTAAAAAAACCTAAATAGTTATGGCATTTAAAATGAAAGGATTTAAAGCTCACGATATGTATGAACCTAAAACTGGTAAAAAAGTTGTAGCTGATACGTATCAAGAGCATTTAGAATTAGGTAAAAAAGGTTACACTCATAAATCTCCTAAGCAACAAAACAATGATAGGCAACCACCTCTTCAACCAGGAGAAAATCCAGACACAGAAGTTTATGAAGGAACAAATTTAGTTGAGCGTATTAATGATCTTGAAGATCGAATAGAGTTTTTAAAATCTGATATTGCTAAAGAAGCTGGACCGACAGAAAAGAAAGTTACTATGACTCAAAACTTAAAACTTCTTCAAGCTAAATTAAAAGATCTTAAATCAAGAAGAAAATGATAAATAACTTAGTAGGAGGTTTATTTGGTAAAATAGTAGATAATGCAGAAGGTATACTTGACAAAGTAATTACTACTGATAAAGAGAGAGATGCAGCAAAGCTTGCTCTTAAAAAACTATTATTAGACGCAGAACGCGAAGCTTTTGCAAAAGAAGTTGAAGATCGTAAGTCTGCGCGTGATATGTATAAAGACGATGCTATTATTCAAAAAGTATTAGCAACGTTATTTACTGTAGCATATTTTGGCATTACATTTGTAATGTTTAATTATTTTGTTACAAAATCAATAGAACTAGGAGAGTTTGAAATTAGTTTCATCTCTACGATATTTGGCGCAATGAGTGCTAAAGTAAATACAATTATAGACTTCTTCTTCGGTGGAAGTTCAAAAAAAAATGAACAATTAAAAGAAAAATAAAATGGGACAAAATTCAACAGAGGTAGCTTATGGCTTTGGTCAGTTTGGATCAGCTTTCGCAGATACAGCTGCTAATATTATTACTGCTCCAGAAGAGTTAGCTATAGTAGCAATTCAATTTTTAGCAGACACTTCACTTGATTCTTTAATAGCCAAAGATGCTGATATTTTTGTAAATACAGCTTCTTCAGCTCACGATAGTGGTCGTTATACTAGAACAGTTGATGGTGCTACTAGTAGCTCTACAAAGGTTATATTTGATCAAGAAAACGCGGGCACAGGTAATGAAGATGAAATAAAAGTTGGTGATGAGCTTTATGCTACTAGTACAGGTGTTCTTATAGGTACAGTGACAGCGTTAGATCCAGATGGAGATAATACAAAAGAAATATCAATAAGTGATAGTTCTTCTATAAGTGATGGTATAACATTAACTTTTTTAAGACCAGGTGCTATAAACAACGAAGGCGTTGGAGGTCAAACTATTGCTACTGCTCAGGTTTTTCCAAAAGGATTAACTATATATGGCAGATGGGATTCAGTATCTTTAAACGCTGACGATTCTGATGGTGGTATAATCTGTTACTTCGGAAAATAAATGTTAGGATTAGGAAATAGCATTATAATAGGTGGCGCATCTTTAGAATCGTTTAGCTTAGATCAAATTAGTGGTTTACAACTATGGCTTAAAAACGGAGAAGGTGTAACTGCTACTCAATGGGATGATTCTAGCGGTAACGGTAACCATGCTGCTCAATCAGACTCTGATAAACGAGGAGCTGTAGAAGACGGTGGTATTGATTTTAACCAATCTCAAAACCATTATGATCTTGACACAACAATAGCAACAAATGCTTTTACTGCGTTCGTTGCTATGGAGCCAGATAGTGGTAGTTCTATGTCTTTTTTATCTAGCTCTAACGCCGCTGACTTTATAAGAATAAATCAAACTGCAGATAATGAGTTTAGAACAAAAAGATCTGCTAACGCAATTGACCTTATCGTGAGCCACTCTACTGATTTTAGTTTTGAAGGAAATGGAGGAGTAGAAAAGTTTATAGTAATGTATAGACAAGAAACTGATAATACTATTACTATAGGAGTAAACAACGATTTTGACAATTTTGCTGAAGCAAATAGTACTCTGTCTAGATTTAACTTTGATGTAATAGGTTCTCAAGGTACAGGAGGTGCTAATGCTTTTGATGGAACAATATACGAAGTCGCTATATATAATGAAATTCTTAGCGATTCAAATGCTACGCTAGTTATAGGAGATATAGCTAGTAGAGTAGGAATAACTTTATAATATTAATTAAATTAAATAAAAATGGCAAAAAGAAAAACGCCTAAGACGGTTGATTTAAAACCTAAGGCAGAAAAAATTACAGAAGAACAATTAAAAAACCTTCGTCAAAAACTTAATATAGTTAACAATTTTAAAATAGAAATTGGTAACTTAGAAGTTTCTAAACAACACGTATTAAGTTTGTTGTTTAATACAAACAAAGAAATAGAAGGTATTAGAACTGAGTTTATTAAAGAGTATGGTACTGATGATATAAACTTAGCAGATGGAACAATTAAATATAATGAAAATGGAATCGACAAAACTGATAAGAAAGATAACAGTAGGTAAAGACTATAAAATAGATTCAATGCACTACTCAGTTGGCCAAGAAGTTTATGGAGGTCATACAATATGCGATATAATAGAAGAAGACGATAAGTATTCTATTTACATTAAAAAGCGTAAAGATGTACTACCTTGGAAAGACTTTAATAAAAATATGGCTATATCTGTAGAGTATAATTTAGAATATTAATGAAAAGTCCTTATAACTTTGTTATTAAACCAGCCGGTGAAAGATATAATAATATAAAAAAGGTTGGAGATAAAAATTTAATACTAAATACCGAAATATATAACCATGAATACGTTAATCGTGAAGGCATTGTTATTAGTTGTCCTATTGTGGGTGATACATCTATCAAGCCGGGAGACAGAGTAATAGTGCATCACAATGTATTTCGTAGATGGCATAACGTTAGAGGTGTTGAAAAAAATAGTAAAGCTTGGTTTGATAAAGATATATATATAATATCATCAGATCAAATGTTCTTATACAATAATGGAAGTGGATGGAAAGCTGTAGATGGTTTTACTTTTGTAGAACCATTAAAAGCTAACGAAAGAATTAACACTGGAGAAACAGAAGATCCAACTAAAGGTATAGTTGTTTATACTGATGGAACTTATAGTGTTGGTGATTTAGTTAGTTTTACACCTTTTTCTAAATATGAATTTATAATAGAAGGTAAAAAGCTTTATAGAGTATACAATAAATTTATTACAATTAAATATGAATATAAAGGAAACGAAGAAGCTTATAATCCAAGCTGGGCATAGAGCAGTTGAAGAGCTAATTAATGTAGCTAAAGAAAAAATCATTACTAACACAGATGATGATGTTTCTGCTGATAGATTAAAAAATGCTGCAGCTACAAAAAAGTTAGCTATATTTGATGCGTTTGAAATACTTAACCGTATACAAGAAGAAGAAAATATTTTGGAAGGAAAGACACCTGAAGAAAAAAAAGAACGAGTATTTAAAGGCTTCGCGGAAGGCAGATCGAAATGAGTTACGAGCAAAGCTTATATAAAATAGTTGAACCAGTTAAGAAGACAACAATAAGTCGACTTAACAAAAAACGTAAATGGGAATATGGATACAATAAAGAACATGATATTGTGGTTATCTCTAAAACTGGACGCATTGGACAAGTGGTGGAGATACAAGGTTTGCAAATTGGCTTGCCACCTAAACCGCAAACAGTGCACATGCACAACAACAAGTGGCAAAAAATAGAGTACCCTAAAGAGTTAAGTAAACTTAAAAACATTTTTGACTGGAGAAATTATCCAGAAGAAAGCAAAGATAAGTGGTACGATTTTATAGACGAAGAGTTTAAACGTAGAGAAGAAGGCTTTTGGTTTATAAACAATGGTGAACCTACATATATAACAGGTAGCCATTATATGTATTTACAATGGAGTAAAATAGATGTTGGTGCTCCAGATTTTAGAGAAGCCAACAGGTTGTTCTTTATATTTTGGGAAGCGTGTAAAGCTGATAAACGTTGCTACGGAATGTGTTATTTAAAAAACAGACGTAGTGGTTTTTCTTTTATGTCATCAGCTGAAACTGTTAATCAAGCTACTATATCAAGTGATAGTAGATACGGAATATTATCTAAAAGTGGTAGTGATGCTAAAAAAATGTTTACCGATAAAGTTGTACCAATATCTGTCAACTATCCGTTCTTTTTTAAACCGATTCAAGACGGTATGGACAGACCTAAGTCTGAACTTGCTTATCGCGTACCTGCAAGTAAGTTTAC